CAACTGTGGCTTGAGATCGCACCCAGGGCTACCGATAATCCTGCCGTAGTAAATGCGTACAATCATTATAAGATGCTATTGGAGTTAACTAGAGATGAACTTAGTCATCAATATTGATACTTGGAATAAGGCTAGAGAAGTTTCTTTTTGCCCAAAACATTTTATACCCACTTCTACTCCTCTTAATGAAGAGGCTAAACTTTGGGTATTAGAAAGACTTCATGGTAGATATTACATTGGTTTGAATGCACAGCGTAATACTATTTTTGAACAGGTAGTGATGATATATTTTGAAGATCCACAAGAAGCCGTACTTTACGAACTTACTTGGTCTTAAAATAATTTGAAGTCTAACTTGCTAGTTAAATACTTCACAAATTAGGAGAATACATATGGCGTTTTTAAGACATATAGGAAAGCATGGTGATCGTAAAGTAGCGGTAGTGTTCCGTGAAGTACCTGGCGAGCCACACATGGCATTGGTTGTTTATACAGAGGTACTAGGTCAGAATATTCATGATCCACTTATGGCTTGTATTGAAAGCGACATTGGTCAGAATAGCGAAGACCTTGCATTAGCATTGAATCGTACTCATGCTAAAGACGGTACAATCATTCTTCAAAAGTTACACGGTGAAGGTATGCTCAAGAAGATTCGTACTGAACTTGTTGTCATGACACCTCAACCAAATGTACAGATCAAACTTGATGAACTCAACAAGATCCTTGACGAAATGAAGCAAGGCGAAGAAGCAGTCAGGAAATTGACTGAGATGGATCAGAGCATGGGAATGCAAGATCCATTACAAGTTGCTAGACGTTTGCGCGGCAATCAGCGACCTGCTCCGGCTGGTTCAGATGCGGAGCTAAATGCGGCACTTGATGATAATGGTATTGCCGCTAACTTGCGTCAACAGGCTGAGCGCATGGATCGTGAAGCAAAAGGTTTGATGGCTGAAGCACAGCGTTTGATGAAGGAAGCAAATACTCTTGATCCAGTAAAGGCTAAACCTGAAAAAGTTGTCAAAGCCGCGGCACCTAAAGCCAGAAAAGTAAAAACGAAAACAACTGCATAAGATCATCTAAATCATGTCCCCGGACTTTATCAAACAGTGGGAGCATATTATTGATGATGTTGACAAGCAAAAGATTCCCGTAGAGTTTATATCAAAACTTGTGATTAAACTCTCCGGGAAAAGACAGCAGACAATCAATATTAAGCGTTTCCTTAGTCAAGGATTAGAGCCTCATCAGATAGAAGAGGCTGTTAGCCGCAAATTAGCGGAATACGATGATTTTATTACGGGAGTGGAATTCGTTTTGAATATTGAAAGTATAGCAGAAACCGTACAACCAGAAACCGACAAGTTGCTAAGAAAATTCAAATGAAACAGTATCACGATTTATTGAAAGACATTTTAGCATATGGAGAGTCAAGAGATGATCGAACTGGCGTGGGCACTATTAGTGTTTTTGGTCGCCAGCTTCGTTTTGATCTTGATTCCGGTTTTCCAGCAATCACTACAAAGAAGTTGGCTTGGAAGGCTTGTGTTGGCGAGTTACTTTGGTTTCTTGAAGGTAGCAACGATGAGCGTAGACTGGCAGAGATCACGCATGGGTCGAAAGAAGGTAAAGTAACCATTTGGACACCAAATGCGTTAGCACCCTACTGGAAATCTAAAGCAAAGTTTGAAGGTGATTTAGGTCCTGTATATGGAGTGCAGTGGCGCAAATGGGAAGGTCCTAGATGGGGTAGCCTGATTGATCAAGTATCTAATCTAGTTGATTCATTGAAGAATGATCCTAACAGTCGCCGTCATATCATAAGCGCATGGAATGTGGGCGAACTAAAAGACATGGCATTACCTCCCTGTCATGTGATGAGTCAATATTATGTGAGCAAGGACAACAGGCTAAGTTGCCATATGTATCAGCGTAGCGTAGATGTGTTCTTGGGCTTGCCATTCAACATAGCGAGTTATGCATTATTGACACACATGTTAGCACAAGTATGTGATCTTAAGGTTGGCGAATTAATAATATCAACGGGCGATACCCATATCTATAAAGATCATGTAGAGCAGGTCAATGTACAATTGAGCCGTGAAGAATATCCTTTACCTACATTGTATTTGAATCCTATTGTGAAAGATATCAACAGTTTCACTATGGATGACATCAAGTTGCAAAACTATCAGAGTCATGATAGTATCAAGGCTGTGATGGCAGTATAATATGCAAGAAGTAATAGTACATCAAATAAGAATGGGTGATGTAGAAGATCCTGATCTTTTTGTCGCTGAACCCATCTGGAAGTGGCAACAATCAGATGAAGGTAAATGGATCATGGAGAAAAGCAAACAGCAACCCATGTGGAAACGCCATATAGACCCTAGTACTTATGGATATATGTATACGATACATGCATGGCTAGATGGGCAAGATTTAACATTTTGGAAATTAAAGTATGAGTGACATATTAGTGACCGGTGGCTATGGTCTTATTGGCCACAACGTAGTTAGAAGACTTAAAGATTTAAAACACCGTGTCATGGTTGTTGATACTGAAACTAATTATGGCATCATACCTCAAGATGAGATTGATTATCTCATGTTTGAGCGCAAAAAGAAGACCGGCATTGTCGAGAATGTCAAGTTCGACATCAGCGACAGGTTCTTGATGCATCAAGTCTTTAAAAGATTTCAGCCTGATATCGTTATACACATGGCAAGTTTTCCTAGACAGAAAGTTGTCAACGCTAACCCTCCGTATGGTGCTAAGGTTATGAGCGAAGGTTTGCTCAATCTATTAGAAGAAAGCAAACTAGGTTGTGTTAAGAAATTCATCTATATCAGTTCAAGTATGGTCTACGGTGACTTTACTGATGATGTGACGGAAGATGCTAATTGTAATCCTCAAGGACAATATGGCATCATGAAATTAGCAGGAGAATGGCTTGTCAAAGATTACTCGCGCCGAGGTTGTTTTAAGCATACTATCATTCGTCCTAGTGCTGTATACGGCCCACTTGACGTTGAAGATAGAGTTATTGCGAAGTTCATGCTTACAGCAATGCGCGGAGGTGTGCTTAATGTTAATGGAGCCGGAGAGACCCTCGACTTCACCTATGTTGACGATGCCGCTGACGGTATCGTTGCCGCGGCACTAAGTGAAAACACTAACAATAAAACATATAATATCACAAAGAGTCATAGCCGTACATTGCTTGAGGCTGCTGAATTAGCAGTTAAGTATGCGGGTAAAGGCTCTATCAATGTGCGTGACAAGGATGCAGACTTTCCTAGTCGAGGTGCATTGAACATCGACGCCGCCCGTCGTGATTTTGGATTCAATCCTAAAGTAGATGTAGAAGAAGGTTTTGAGAGATACTATGACTGGCTCAAAAATAGCCCATTTTGGTCTAGCAAGACAATATCGTAATCTTAAAGAAGAATTGCTTGACGCTACTGATCAAGTATTGAGTAGCGGCACATTGATGAACGGCGAATATACGAGCCGTTTCGAATCATGGTTAGGCTTGCGAACTAAGACAAATTTTGTCATTACAGTTCATAGCGGTACACAAGCATTAGAAATCATGGCAAAATACTATGTCAAGGAATATCAAGGTGTGCTTGAGATGGTACCTACCATAAAACTTCCTAATATAAGTTATATTGCCACATTGAATGCGTTCCTAAATGCAGGTTGGGATGTGCAATTAATAGATACAGATAGGAATGGACTGATAAAAGTCGATACTGATGAACTTGATGATGTAGTGAATTCATTGTGTTTGGTTGGTTTGTATGGCGCGAACCCAGTTGGTAGTAGTATTTTCAATACTACTATAGTGGATGGAGCGCAACATTGGCTAGTAGCAGATAATGTGGGTGATGCTATGGCTATCAGTTTCGATCCTACTAAGAATCTACCTGCTAGCGGCAATGGTGGTGCGATAGTCACTAACGATAGATTCCTATATGAATTTGCATACAGTTATCGTAGCAATGGTAAGGATGAATTTAGTGTTCCTGGCACTAATAGCCGCATGAGCGAACAAGAATGTGCGCAGATATTAGTAAGAACAAAATATATCGATAACTGGCAATGGCGAAGAAAAGAGATTCGTTATTATTATTTGAATGAATTCAAGAATCTTCCTATTTCCTGTCTAAGCAGAGATCACATGATACATGCTGATCAGAAATTTGTCATTTATACTGACAGGCGAGATGACTTAATGAAATATCTATTAGATAAAGATATTGAAGTAAAGATTCATTATTCTAAGGCATTGAGCGAGTACCCAGTGGCTAAAGGTCTAGTTAAACCCGACATGTTATCGACAAGCGTGATGCTATGTAGAGGTTTGTTGAGTTTACCTATATATCCTGAATTGAGTGACGGGGAAGTAGAATATATCGCTAAACAGGTAAAACAGTTCTTCACTCTTTGTTGAGTTCGTCACTGATCTTTTTCTGTTCAATATACCATAGTTGCCAACCTTCAAGTAGTTTAGCGCAACTATGATGCTTGGTATAGTTCTTAGTCACAGTCTTTAAGAATTCGCTGAAGACTATGCTCGGCTTATCTATAGTCTCAAGAGTCTCACATTTCTCCATGAGTACTGCCGGAGCGTCAGGAAACTTTTGCTTTACAGGAACTGTAGTAGAACATCCTGCTAGGATAAGCACAAAGGGAACGCAAAATAGTAGTAGTTTTTTCGTCATTTGCCACCCTCACTAGGTGCTTCATTTTTAGCAGCCATGTTATGTGCTTTGATAGCGATCTCAGGCACAGTACAAGTGTTATCAAAGACTTTGACTTCTCTATCTATATATTCGATTACTTTGTCGCCCTTGACCTTGATTACTTGCTTTTGAGTGATTACTTTTTCAACGATCTCTGTATTGACTACAGCCGATTTGGCCTCGGCCTCAGCGACCTTGACTTCCATCTCTTTGACCCTCAGTTCCCATTTGGCTTTTTCTGCTAATCCACCCTCTAGATAGACACCTAGAGACAACAATATTAGGCTTATTATCTGTATGGGTAGTTTGTATTTGCTTACGAACGGTATAAAACCAAGCACGAAACCCGCTATAGTTCCTACTACGCCTGCTAGGAATATGAGATGAACCACGAATTCTGGTAACCAGTTGATTATCCACATAATGATATTTATGCGATAAATACATTTAGGAGTCTAGAAATATGGCCATTCAAATTATAAATGTAGGTACATTGCCCAACGATGGTGAAGGTGATCCGTTAAGAACGGCCTTCCAAAAAATCAATAATAACTTTGCTTACCTACAGCAAACAAGCACTAATATCGCTAAAACAGTGACGTTGAATGATGCTCCTAATCAGGCAATTTTCGAATATCCAGCAGACGAATTCACTATGGGACTGTTTCAGATCAAGAGTTATCGTGACGATAATAACGACAGCCAAATGGTTTTTATCGGGGCTGAGATATATAACGATCTATCAAATGTCAAGTTTACTGTTTATGGAATAACTAACGTAGGCAATTGGTTGACTCAATATGGTATGGATGTGTCAGGTGGCAACGTTAGAATATTAGTAAGTCCTATACAGGATGAAGTCATCACGCACTTTATCAGTTATCAAATAACATATGAAGGTGATTTAGGCATGGGTGTTCCTATGATATCAGAAAATGGCAATGGATTAGTTACTGAGACCGGAAACGTGTTCATCACTACAGAAAATTAAAATGCGAGCAAGAGAATTTCTAACAGAGCAAGAATTGAGTGATGTCCACGATGGATTGGATGTCGCATTCTTGTCGCTACCGTATACGTATATGATACCTGAACTAAGCAACAGCAACTTCTACGATATCTATCGTTTCGGAGTAGCGATAGCCGCAGTTCGCGGTGAGGGTGGTAGTGAAGATAAAGTGCAGGATAAAAACAGACCTAAGTTTCGTCCTGAAAGTAAGTTAGGCAAGCATCCTACAGTAAGTAGTTTTGATCCTAATGTAGGCAAAGTCATAGATCAAGCATTAGCAAAAGTAGACAGACATGGTAAAGTAGCAGTAAGCAGTCCAGGTAGTGAAGAGATGAAAGACACTAACAAAGGCTCGCCGGTCAAAGCATTCAAAGGTTATCCAAAATGAGAGCCAAAGAATTTGTAGCAGAAAGAAAAGTAGGTAAAATCAGTCAAAGACATCAGCAATCTACAAGAGGATTACATGTGTTTGCTGATAGTAACTATGATAGAACATATGACTTGAACCGTGTCATGATGGCAGTAGCAATTACTGACGGGACATTTATTCCTGAATTAGATCAAGAAAGTTGGGCCGGCAAATATAATACAGCACATGCCTATACCGAGACTGAAGCCGACATGCTTAAGGCAGCATACAAATCAGCCGGAATAAAATACAAAGACTTGAATAATGGCGATATGGATAGTAAAGAATTAGATAGCACAAATATTAAAAGTCCCATAAAGCCATTCAAGGGCTATAAAAAATAATCTACTAGTATTTTGAGAATAAGTATTGTTAAATCAACATAGGATTTAACATGCAAAATTTAATCGATATCAATCAGACACTAGACCTAGTCAAACTCAAACTATACAACGAGTGGCTTTACACTGCCCATATCTATGATGAGGGCGACAGCAAGATGCATGAAGGCTTGACGACCAAAGTTG